GTTCTTCGGGCTGTTCTTCAGCAGATGCTGGAATAGAGTTGTCTTCCAGCTGTTCTTTCATTACATCTTCTACATCTTCTTCGAAGAAGTTCAAATTATCAATGTCAAGTGCCATAGTGCAAAGTTAATTTATTTGATTTAATTTTGTCAAGAAATTTCTTATTTTTAGTTGAAAAAAGTCTATATAATAGACTTAGTTACCTGTTTTCTTTGTTTTCATTACTTCTATCTTTTTCTCCTCAAGCTTCAATTTTTCCATTTCAATCTCCCTTTTTAGGTCTCTGTCTTTGTCTTTTTGCTCCATTTCCATTTTAGTTCTTTCAACAGTATCCGCCTGTTTATTGCCATCCACATCCTGTGCAAGAGCAAACTTTTGCACATCAACGGATGCTGCAGCTAATTTGCCTTCAGCGTCCATTTGTTTAAGCTGTGTTTCATGCTGGAATTTAGCCTGAAGCATTTCCATTTCATGTTTCATTCTCTCTTGCTCCATTGCTTGTTGCTGTTGTTGTTGCTGAGCTTGTTTTTCCTCCATGTCTTCCATCAACCTATTTATCTTATTTTTAATCTCCATCGGGTCTTTTGCTGTCAAAAGTTCAAGGACTATTCTCAAATCACCTCCAGTGGTCTGGATAATTTCTCTTGCACTTCCTTTCATCTGGTCAAGTATCTGTTGACTGTCTGTATCATCTTCGATAAACACACCATACTTCTTCAAATCAATAATGTTAGGATCAATTGTCAAAGACGTTATTGTCATATCATCACCTATTAGTGCAAGTTCTTCCGGGTGCTCCACATAGTATCTTCTCCAGAGTTCCAGATAAAGTTCAAGTGCATCTTTTACCAACAATCTATGCATATTAAAATAAGGCATAGTTTGTGTAGATGACTGTATAATATCCTGTTGATTTGCTGTTGCCGTCTGATAGGGCATTGTTATCCCAAGTCTACTCTCATTATAATACATTGCTTCAAAACACTGTTTCTGAATATAGGCAAGTATGTTCATATACTTTGTCAAATCTGAAGCATTAGACAGCGCTACACCTTTTATTGCCTGGGCATCAAATGCAGGATTTGTTCCTTCCTTATTCAAATCAAGCAAAAGAAATTTCTTTGTAACAGCAGTGTGCAGCCACTCTCCTGTAGAGAGTTCTGAGGGCTTTGAATTTATATTCAATGTAATAATATTTCCCCAGTCTGTGGCAAGCACTACCTTAAAATAATGCATTACAATATCATAAAGTTCCTGCCAATAACTACCTTTTGAAACTACACTTACAGGCTCATCAGCGTTTACAATATCATAAATTACGCCTATAAAAGGCGGAGTTATGTCCTTAGGGTTGTCAATATCCCTGTACTGGTTTTCCATTGGTCCAATCCTCAAATAAATAGGCTCAATTAAATCCAGTTTAGTTACACTCCAAAGTTCCGGTATCCACTCTTTTTCTTCTGACAAATCTGTTTGAGGATTTGACACATAAGCTTCGTCTACTATAATTTCTTCTATCATACCTGTTTCAGGACTAAGTCGTGTGACTTTTTTTATCAGTTTAAGAGTTTTAAACACAACTCTCACCTTCCTGATATAGTTATCGTTAAGCCAAAGAAGAGGATTATCAATATCCTCAAAATAATCCCAATTAAACATACCCGGGTGTGGATACATAGGTTCATGTTGTGCACCAGACCTTATGTTGTCCAGTTTTTTCATATCTTCTTCAGTCAACTCTTCGCTAAACTCTTCATAAACTTCAGGCAAAGTTAAATATTCACTATAAGTCCAAGCAGAACCCTCATGAATAAAGGGACTATTGAAAGATTTCTCATAAGTAAAAAATAAAGGATTTAAAGCTCTTAAACTTGGCTTAGGATAACCTTCAACTTCTACAACACCTAAGCCTGAAATTAAACCTTGCAAAAATGCAGTATCAAATTCATACTTAATTCTGTCCTGCTTTAACTTGACAGAAAGTATTTGTTGTCCTTGTACTTCTTCAGGCAATCTAAACTCCTTAGACATAAAAACTTCTATCTCTTTAGGAGTCATTTCTTCTTTTTTTCTTTCAAACTCTTGCTGTATTTGTTGTTGTTCTTCTGGTGTCTTGGCTTGTTGCATTTGCATTTGCATCTCTTGCTGTAGATTGCCAAAAATAGAATTATACAAATACTCTTGCATCATTTTAGTCCTCTGCCTATTTCTTGATGAGATACTGTCAGCATTAACAGCCATTACTATAGGCTTTAAAGGTCTGCGTATTTCTTCTCCATGAATAGCCTTGATTACCTTATCTATAATAGGATAAGAAACAAAAGGAACAGAACTTGACAGTTCAGGATCTACAGGATTAGTGAGAAATTTATAGCTGTTTTGGTCAGGTATTCCTTTATACATCCTATAATTCTTACGCATATTTTCATATCTTTTAGTTAAGATATCAAAATAGCCTTGGTCATAATATTCAGCTCTTTGTTTAGCCCACGCAAAATCATCTTTAGATTTTTGTGAGTATGGGATTCTGTCTTTCAGACAGTCTACTGTGTATTTTTTATACTCTTTCATACATTTGATTTTTAAACCACGTTATAACAGGATTGTTGTTTTCAGTTAATTTTTGTATTTTTTTGGTTCTTTTTGTTTCAAGTGATAACATCATAACAAGCATTGAAGAAACTCTGTCCCAGTTACCATTACTGCGATCATAAACAAGTAGTTCCTGTAATAACCCTTTATCATAAACAAAGTCTATGTTCCTATACATTCTTATTTCATTACCTGCATCATCAAATTCACTTGATCTTTTTTGCAATAACCATTTTGCTAAAAGTTGTTCTGCGTGTATTTTAATATCCTGATTTTCAACAGGATAACCATATTCTTCTTTCCTATTAGAATTGTATGCAATATTTCCCAATGTAATTGTCGGTGTTTTTTCGAGTAATCTTAAATTACCCGAATACATACAATAATTCTTCATGCCAGGCAAGTTACTTTCTACTGCAATAGTACCATTATAATATCTTGCAAGTTTAATTGCAATCTCATGTATATCATCAACATTTGAAAGCCTTCCTACATAAGCTGCAACTAATTGGTCATAACAACCATCAAATCCTTGAAATGCCTTATGTACATAAATTGCAGCAAGTGATACGCCACGGCTTAACTTAGTAATATTATTATCTCTTACAGGGTCATAAGATACCGTATATAACCCATTAGGTATCTCATCAGGTGGGTGTTCATATACAACAATAGCCCCGCCAATATCTCCCTCACCTTGGAAATTAAAATTCCAAAGAGGCTTTTTATTTGTTTCTGGTGTAAATCTCACACCATAAGTTTTACTTTTATCATAATGCAGAGAACCAACAGACAAGGTATTCACATAATTATTTCTATCTAACCACTCAAGTTGGGTTTGTATTTCAGCTTTTGGAAAAATATTGCCTGTTTTAGTCAAAAACATTTCAGAGGGCACAATAGGCCTTGCCATAATGTGTTGTTCATAAGCAATACTTGTGTCTAAAGACCTCTTTTTATGTCTTTCAGTTAACTCTTCTTCCTGTGAAATATCTAATATAGCATTTCCATTGCTGTCTCTATGATTTGTAACATAATAACTCGGGACAAAAAAACCTATCTCTCCCTTATGTTCATATACATCTTCCCAAGTTAAACATCTGTAAGCAGAGCCATTCCTAAAAAGTACTTCAGATTGAATGATCTTTTCCATATCACCCCCAGTACCTATATATAAACAGCTGCCAAACTTTCTCTGATTTGTTGACATAGACTGTTCATTGGCGCCATGCACAATAATAACATCTTCTAAAAGACCTACTTCTTCTACAACCATGACAGTATACCTGCCACCTACACCTGCTTGTAAGTTAACCTGAGAAAATATCTCGTGACTTATTGTAGATTTACTACCTACCAATGTTTCCTTATTCCCTACCTTTTTCTTAATCCCTTGTTTAAATACAGATTTTGCATTATTGCTTTCCAATGTTCCTGTATAGTGCATATACAAAGGTGAAGGCAAATCTTCATATCTGCCATCCATATTTTCAAGTCCCTGCAATACCTTTATAGATAACTTGTTACTCTTTTCCGATAAAGCAGAACCCATAAATATCTCTACTCTGTCGGGGGTTTTTATACTTTTCTCATCATATTTCTTTGCACCATTAAACAGCCATTCATGGTCTATACATGAGGCTGCCCAGAAAGATTTTCCAGAACCGCGAGAACCTAACACAAATAAATTTAAAGCTTCATTTGCATAGTAAGGCAATCCAAGAGGTTTATCATGAGTTTGAAGCAAATAATCATATGCATTCCTATACTTCTTGTATTCTCCTTTACTATTTAAAACCCCCGGTGTTTTTTCTAATCTTACCTTTTCCCCTCTTGTCATTTTATGCTTGCCTAATTCTTCTTCCTCATATTTCTGCACAAGTCTGTGACAAGTATATTCATCATCATCTTTAAAACCACTAAAACCCCTACAGGTTATCCAAGAATAAAAAAATGCCCAGTCAATATCTCTTAAATCAGGAAAAAAAGTATACCTACTGTTTGTTTCTTCGTCTGTGTGTTCAATCTTAAAAATGTTGGCATAAAAATAGGCTACAGGAGTCATGTACCTGTAACCCTCACCGTCTTTTGCCCAATATCCCTCTATACATCTCCTCTTTTGCTCTTTCCAATACTCCAATCTTTCCAAACTTTTTGGAAGTACAGGGTGCTCTCTGAAAAGAAAGTTATCCCTATTATGTATAACAGGAAATATCATAAGCAATTAAATTAACCCTTGAGAGCTTTCACTTTCAATTATATTACCTCTTGTTCTCTCAAGTTCTGATTTTGAGAAAAGTGCTTTTCCAGCCTCTCTAAATAGCTTCCAAATCTTGTCATGATTACCTATCATCTTATCCAGCATTTCAAAAGTATCTTCATTATAAGGCGTATTATGCATAAACATGTCACGCTCTTCTAATTTCTTTGACCATTCATAATACTCCAGTTCTTCTTTTGATGTAAGCACTGCATATTTGTAACCATTTAGATATTTCTCATAATTTTTTACAAACTCAGACTCTTCAACATTCAGATAATTCTTACAGACCCAATTAAGTCTTTCAGCCTTTTTAAAAACAAAAAGCTTATTATAAGTATTTGGGTCTTCTATCATGCAAATAGCCCACATGATAGGACTTGAATCTGGCTCGTCTTTAAGTTCATTAAAGGGAGGGATAAGTCCTATCAGTGGGTTCAACAACCAAAAATCTCCTGTTATGTCAAAAGAGTTAAGCATTACAAAGTTTTATCCACTACAGCAGAAACATATAAATTAGTAGTTGTGCCATCTTCAAAATAGACACTAATTGTTTTACTAACACTAACATATCTGTTTTGACTTGTAGAGAAATCTTTATCAATTGCTAAAGTACCTTCAATTTTGTTTCCTTCTCTTTTAAGTTTAGTACAGCCACAAGTTCCTCTCACACCATTAATCACTTCAAGTTCTACAGTATCAGAAAACTTGACTTTCTGTACACCATCTTTAATAGGCTTATCGCCCAAATAAAGAAAGTCAAAATTAAATGTGGTACCAGGCGCCACTACGCCTTTGTAAAAATGAGGTTTGTCCCAAAGTTCCATTACACTATTGATTTTATGTTTTTAAATCTTATCCAATCACTTTCAATCATCATTTCAGGGTAACAAGGATTACTGAAATTACTACAACCTTTATCAGCATAAAAAAGTTCGGGTGTTTTACAACCACACACTTTACACTGACCATTCTGAATACATTCAGGACTTTTCTCTTCAACAGCCTTTTTTCTAAACTCTACCTGTTCAAATACATACCTCAAC